GTCTGCGGTATTGTCCACATTCCCAAGTCCGACATCACCTTTTGCAAGGACAACAGCTCCGGTCTTCCCGGCAACGGATGTGACAGTGTTTGCCTGCGCTCCCGATTCGATTCCTTCCAGCTTAGACTTAAGCGTGTCGGTGAAGTCATTTGAAGAAAGGTCCTTTCCGTCTGCCTTGTCTACCTTCCCGCCGAGTGCTGATGTGACAGCGCTGTTTCTGACAGGATTTGCAGAGGTCGAGGAAAGCGAGGAGTCAACGGTAACATTAGTAGCACCTGTCGCAATGCCCTCCAGCTTGGTCTTTAAAGCGTTGGTAAAGTCATTGGTCGAAAGGCCCTTGCCTGATACCTTATCCACCTTTCCGTCAAGGTCAGAGGTCGTTGCATAACCAGTGAGGTCGACAGTACCGCCCTGGACATCCCACGCAGTCCCGTTCCACACAACATTGTCCCCGGCCTTGATACCGTGGGTGGCATCTGCCGTCTCGACATTCCACAGATCGCCAACACTCTGGTCACTGGAGGGAAGGTCTGAGTATGTGCTGACCGTACCCTTATAGCGGACGGCATTACCGATCTCGGACTTCAGTGCATACGCTGAGAGGTCGGTCTTTTTGGCAAACATGTTTTTAAATTCGGACCACAGATATCTTAGGCCGTTATCATCCAGAAAACTTCTCGCCATGCCTGCCTCCTCAATGTGCCGTGATGCTGTCAATCTCCGCATTGGTTATCGCGGAGCTGACAAAGGTATCGATCTTTTCGTGCGCGGCCTCATCGTAAAGGACGACCTCTTCTACCTCTTTCGTCCTGATGTTAAAGGCCACGGCGCGTTTTGCTTTTTTCTCTTCCATATAGCGCCTCCTTATGACAGAAGATCACTGATCTCTGCATTTGTAAGTGCCGACATGTCACCTTCCTGCATATAGGAATCCAGGTCCTGGACTCCCGCAAGCGGATCCCACTCCGTACCGGTCCAGACAACATTCGTGCCGGCGGGATACGTCTGGCCATTGAGAGTAAACTCGGACTCCACGTTGTAGACATCTCCAACCACCCTCGTAGAGGGAAGCCCTTCCCAATTAGCCACTGAGCCCTTCATTCTGTAGAACTCATTATCAGGCACCACTTCCCCGTCAGCTAATGTCAGGTAAAGGGTCTCGTTCCATTCGTCATAGTATGAGTATGACTTTGGGCTCTGCCATTCGACAGTCTCCGCATAATACTTTGCGTTGTCTACATCCTCTCCCTCACGCGTGCCAGTGCCGCCAACAGCCCAGCTCCTTGCGACATCTACCATGCCTTCCAGGTCTTCCCGGTCGCGGTTGAACGCATTGATCGCATCCGTGAATGCGGTCTCTCTTGCGGTCTCGGCTTCTACTCTGGTAGTCTCATTTTCCTGTCTTGCGGCCTCGTTCTCCTGACGGCGAAGCTCTGCACTATAGAAGGCATCAAACTGCGCTTCCATCTGCTCAAGCTCACTCAGGTCACCAGTGTAAGATCCTGCAGCATTCATATGTCTCTCGACATACACCTGCGCCATGAAGGATGACCATCGGACTTCAAGGTTTTCATCGGTTGCTCTGAGCTGTATGTACTGAGTACCGGGCTGAGCAAGCTGTGCAGACGCAATGTTCCATGTCAAAAGGATGTGATCATCATGCACATCTCTGTCCAGAATGACCGTATCCTTGGTTCTGTCGGGATATGTGATGTCGAGCCGAAATGTCAGGGCGGAAAGGTCTGTACCCTCCTGAAGGAATCTGCTGATCTTGAACTGGCGGTTTTCAGATCTGCTGTCATAGTTCGTACCTATATACCGCTCATTTTCGGGGATCAGCAGCTCTCGGTTCTTAACAATAATCATCTTTTCTCCTTTTCAAAAAAGGAGCGGCCCCGGAGGACCGCTCCTTCCTGCTGATCACATATTGTCGAGCTTCTTGATGAGCCGCTGGATCTCGCCCTGCATCTCCTGCGGAGCCGCATACATCAGCTCTTTCAGGCCATCCACGACATTGTTGCCCCCTCTGGAATAGCCTCTGGCATAGCTTCCGTTATTGGACATGCCGCCGCCATCCGCTCTGGAATACCGGCCCATGCTGTCACGCTTGCCGGACATCCGATAAGAACCGGTGCCGTAGGAGCCTCTCATAGAGCCGCCCATTGCGGTCGTTCTGGGGTCCTCGTCGTAGTATGCGTAGGAACCGCCGCCTTCGCATCCCTCCATCACCTTCAGGACGTTCTTGGCGGCATGCGCCAGGGTATCGATGGTCTTGAGTGAATCCTGCGTAAGATCCTTCTGGCCGTATTCACAAAGCTCCTCACAGAGCTTTTCAAAAAGCATATTCAGTTCTTCGTGCATACGTCACACCTCCATCAACCGTTGGTTGCGGTAGCTGCGGGAGTAAACGGGTTCGGGACCGTATATGCCGGGATCGGATACGGTGCGACGCGGTTCACGATGTACTGCGTCTGTGCCGTATTGTCGGCGATCAGCTGCGCGGTCTGTGCCGTCTGGCTTGCCGCAAGACTCTGCATGTTGATCATGCTACGAAGGTTCTCGTTCTCGCGCTTGTAAGCGTCGATCTCCTGCTGACACATCTTATCAAGGATCTGCTGCGTCTGGTTCTGAATGGCAAGCCGGGTCGCAGCGCCTTCATTCTGGACAAGGTTCTGCGTCTGACAAGTCGCAAGTCTGTTGTCACAGCAACACTGCGCCTGCTGCGCCTGCAGGCCGTTGAAGCCCTGCATCATAGCGGTCTGCATCGCGAAGTTCTGCTGCATGTCCGCCATCTGCCTTGCGTTCGCGCCGATCTCGACCTGCGAGAAACCGGAGCAAAGAGCGTTCTGGACGTCACCGAAACCGGCCGTCACAGCCTGCTGGATGCCATTCACAGAAGTGTTCAGCATCTGATCTCTGAATCCGCCGCTGATCTGTTCAGACTGGTTCATCCAGGGATACAGACCACCCGCACCGCCTGCGCCAGCACCGTATCCACCGTTGTTCCATCCGCCGAGAAGGATAAACAGCAGCAGGATCCACCAGCCGCCATCACCACCAAATCCGTTTCCGAATCCGCCGGAGGGAGCCACGGGCATAATCATACCGGTTCCATTTGCATTGTCCATCATACTTTATCCTTTCTACCGCTATCTTTTTGCGGTTAGCGACTGCCTCAAAACGGCAGCCGGTTTACATGTTCAGCATCTGTCGAAACTGGTTGGCCATCTGCACGGCCTGATTGTACTGCTGCTGAGAGATCTTCCCGGAATTAAGGAGCTGCTGAACCTGCTGCCTTGGATCTCCCTGAAACTGCTGCCGAAACTGCATGAAGCGCTGCATGACGTTGTTCTGCGGCATCATCGGTCTCATCTGCTGAAATAATGGATTCATTCATTCGCCCCCTTCATGAGCTCTGCGATCTGCTTTCTCAGCTCCTCGACGTCTGCCTTCGTAGCATACTCGGTCCCCGTTACGGGATTATGCTGTGTAGGCATATCTCGAATGGTATAATCCAGGATCCTCATGGAAGGCATACCGGAAGCATCCGCAGACTTGAGGTAGATCGTCTGAGACTCACTGTCCCAAAGTGCAACTGTCGTTCCCGGAGCTACAAGATAGCTTTTCGCTGCTGCTTCACCCTGGATCCATATGGGACCGGTTGACTGATTCTGTGCCGGAACTGCGGCCGGTGTAGCCATTGCCTGCGGATAATAATTATATGGATTCCACGGATATGCCATTAGTCTCTCCTTTTCTTCCAGACAAACTGCGGGATCTGTTTTGAAGAATCCCACGAATCATAAATGTCACCATCGACTACGGTTGCCACATGACCACCAAAGCCGAGTACAAAAACTCCATGTTGATGATCCATGCAGAAATCTTCAGCTGTATAGCAGTCCGGGCAGTTGTCCGGGAGCGACTCACGGATGAAACCGTGTTTTCTCAGAACTGCTCCCCATACCGCATCGGAAGACGGCATATCACACATGAGGAAGCCGGAACCGACTAATTGTGCATACGCCGTCTCCCAATCGACGGAGAGTGCCTTAGAAATTGCACGAACGGAACAATCACCAACGTTCCGTCCTGCCGGATTGTTGTTAAACTGAATCCACATTATTCCTCACTCGGAAGCTCGTCCGTGTACCGGCCAAGGAATTCCCTGACCTTCCGCCACACGCCCTTAACAGGCAGTCCGCAGCAGGACATGTTCTTCAGAATCGAAACGGTTTCAAAGCCTATGTAGATGATTCCAAAAAATTCGGCGACCCCGATCTTGCTCCCAAGGAATTCCCGTATTTCCTCCGGCAGGAAGCCGATGAGGTTGATGCTTGCGATTGTGTCCAGTATCACCAGAAAGGAGATTGATGCAAGCATGGAAATCTTCCTCACCGCGCCGTCAATTCCAAAACTGGAGTTCAGTTTGTGCTGCTTAATGGCGCGGAAAAGTCCAAAAACCGTGTCCATGCACACACCGAGTATCACCATCTGGATAATATCATTCTGGAGTGCCTGGTCGATCAATGTGAAAAGTTTCTCCATGAAGATCACCTCAAAACTCTCCGGCAATTTCTTTGTCCTTCCCGGCCAGTTCCCGGATCAGCTGGGCAGTCTTGCCGTCCTGCTTAAGAGACTGGTTGATAACCTCCGCCACTTCGATCGGGACCTCGACAGGTTCGCCGCGCTTGACAAGCCAGGTCATGCCATTGATGCCAACAAAAAGCGGATCCTTATATTTGTCCCCGTCGTAAAAGAGATTGACAGTAGTGGTTTTTCCGGAAAGACCTTTTTTAATCATTTTAGCCATAGCTATTCTCCTCATAGGGGGCCGTTTCCGACCCCCGAATTGTTACGATCAAGCCAGGGAGCAGCCGGATTCGATACGGACCATATACTCCTCGATCAGACGCTCTGCGGTCTTAGTAGCCTTCCAGCCAACGGTAGCATACTGATTCAGCGGTCCGCCCGCCTGTTCATTGGACTTGATGATAGTCTGCAGGCCGCCGCCGGTAATCGCAGTCTTGCCGTAAGCGTTCTTGCCGATAATCAGCGTCACATAAACATCTGCGCTGGAAGCGCCGCCGCCCTCGAACACCTTTGCTTCAGTGCTTTCGAAGAACACGACGTTTGCGATGCGGCCGATTTCTCCGTTGTACATGTGCTCCGGAGAGGTATGCTTCTGCCAGTCGATCCACTCAGTGTCTCTCATCAGATCGTAAGCAACATTCGGGTGGATGATCGCAGCATAGTAGCCGCCGTCAAGAAGCGGAGCGTCCTGCGCCTTCAGCGCAGCGACTGCCTTCTGGATGTCCTTAACGGTCAGGACGTCTGCAGCGCCAAGACCGGTTCTTGCAGTCTTGCCGTTTGCATAAAAAACATTGGTCCCGCCCACGAGCACTTCTCTCGTGATGGTATCGAGAGTTTTGCCCGCCTGCTGGCCGATCAGCTCGGTTGCTTCCGTGATAATCGGATCAATGGCCGTAAGCTGCAGCATATCGGTGACCTTCACGAAGCCGCCATACTGCTGGACCGTTGCGGTCAGCGCGGTGACGTTCAGTGCCTGGCCATCCGGTGCGACGCCCTCGGTAAGCGGGGTCAGTGCTTTCGGCAGCTTGCTGAATCTGCGGAACTCAATGGTCTTACCATTGCCGCGCGGGATCGGCTTTTCCTGGCCGAAGCGGTCATGAACCAGGTACGGTTCTGCCAGCCGGATCAGGTTCTTGTCATAAAATGTTTTCATCTCCGGGGACAGGTCGTTCCCGGTGGTGTGGGACGTAGTAGCGTTCATTACGTCCCCGAATCTCTGAAGGTTCAGAGCATAAAGTCTGTTTCTGTTCATCTCGTTCTCCCTTTAACTTTTGAAGGTTCAGTCGAGATCGTCAGAAGGTAATGTGTTCTCCACGGCTGGCGCGGCGGACATAATCTGCGATCTCTGAGTTACTGAGCTTCGAGACGTCGGTGCCTGCCTTTGCGGATGCCTGACCGGACATTCCACCCTCAACCGGGCGTGATCCTCTCTGCGCAATCGTAGCCTGCGCTTTTCTCGCGCCCTGCTGGGCCGCATAGTTCATAGCGCCCGGAAGGATCCTGTCCATATTAAGAGCAAGATATGCTTCCCGGATCCCAATAGCATAAGGATTCTGCGGGTTCACCATTCGGACAAACTGCTCATTCTGCATCATCGTCGGAAGATCAAAGTCCGGGAACTCTGCTTTGAGCTGTTCGACTACCGGTTCATTTTTCCGCACCCATTCATTTGCAGCCTTGCGCCTTTCGTTTTCTTCCTTCTCGGCCCGAAGCACGTTAAGCTGAGCGTTCAGGGCTGACATTTTCCTGTACTGCTCAGGAGTCATGTTGTTTTCATACGCCACATCTTCGATAAGTGCGTCGTCTTCACCGACGTATCGAGCAATACCATCAATATCGTCGGCGTCAACACCATACTTCGATGCAAGGGTCTGAAGAATCGGAGCGATCTTTCCCAGCTTTTCCTCATTGGCCTTTGCCTTTGAGAAACGCTGACGAACGATTTTCTGAACCGCTTTGTCGTAGTCCTCTTTGTACTCGCCTTTAATCAGATCATCAAAAGAGGCCCTTGTCTCCTGCGTTGCAGCGGCGGCCTGCTCTGTTGCTTCGCCCGTACTCCCAGCGGCGTCCTGGGACATTACGCCCGTTGCGGCGCCATCCGTTCCACCTTCGGCAAAACGCTGGAGCCTTAAAACATAAATCCTTTTTCTCATGCGGATTTTCTCCTCTGCCGTCTTTCCGGCGTGTCTGTTTTTAATTACAATCTGAGTTTATTGGATTAAAAAATACATTTGCGCCCTCATTCGATTTGCTTCTTTATATAAATAAAGGACCGGTCACATATCGTAACCGGTCCATTTCTTAATATGGTGCAAGGCTGTTTAATTTACCTTTTTATCGAAGGTCTTTTCTGACCAGCCTGCAAGTTCCCAGAGCGCCCATTTCTCTTCATCACTAAGGCTGCTGTTATTGAGCCATTCTGCAGCGCCGTCCTGCTTGCCTTCTTTTTTCGCAGCTTCAAAGTCAATCCATACTGACAGATCTCCGCCATCATCTACCCACTGTTCAGCTTTGGAATCCTCTGCATCATAGTGAACAACACCCATATATAACGCTGCGCGCTTTGCTGCCTTCTCTCGTGCAATATTCTTTGCAGCGCTGATCACAGATGCCTGCTGCTTATCACTTGCTTTCACGTCCAGATTATCTTCAATATATTTCCAGTACAGTTCATTGTAATTAGTCTGATACTGAACGTAGGTAATCGGGGCCAGTTCTACAGAAGCGTCACCATTCTTTATCTCTGTTTTCATAACCGCAGGCAGCAGGTCCATGTTGTTAGTTCTTTCAACCACACCATAAACCGCTTCCTGTACAGGTGTCAGGATTTCATTATCGGTGAAGCTCCTATAATCGTTGATCATGTCAAGGACCAGCTGGCGCGGTCTAACAAAACCAGGCATATCCGGTTCATCCTTCGAAATTCTATAGAAGTTACCATAGAACTTCTTCATGTTGTCGTCGTTCTTTGCCCTGATTCCATCTTTAGGATCCTGACTGCTCTTATACTTCCGCGCAGATTTTGAAGCCTGGTCGTATATCCAATTCACAAGATCCTGAGAGTACGCGTTGTCTTTGAAGTAAGTGTTCTTCACTCCAAGAGATCTATCAACGTACTCCTCTCCGACCGGGAATAAAGCCTTCTGGATCTTCCACCAATAACCGAGAACCTGATTGCCAAGGTAGTCGATCTTCTGCGGGCTGTAATTTAATCCCCTTCCTATCCAGTACGCCGCCTTACTGGTTGAGCGGGTAAACTGGTCTTTCGGTTCATAATCTTCCAGACTAGGGCTTACAATACTTCTTCCAAGGAAGTCGCGGTTTGCGCTCAAATCATGGAAAGCTCCAATGATACCAAGGGAGCCTATCGCCCTGTCACTAAACTCTGTGACTGCCGGATCAAGACCATCACGCACCGCATGTACCGGAAGCTGTGCCAGATCACTTACGATTCCGGGCAGGAACGCGTCTGTCGCATAATCGTAATACTCGTCAAAGGCATGTGCGTTCTTCCCGACCGTGAAATCCATAGCTGATTCCGCGAAGGAGGCAAGTGCCGCAAGCTCTCTCGGTTTCGGAATGGCAAAATACTGTCCGTATTCCAGCGGGATGCACCAGTAATTGTTCTTCGTGTAGTTGCTAAGCTGGGAATATTCTTTCCGCTTCTCCTCATCACGTCCGTTAAGCGCGTAGGTAAGCGTCGCAAGTATCACTGAAGCTGCCGCCCATGCGCCAAAACGTCCGGCAGCAACCTTTCCCCTGTTCGGTCCTACGACGTCTTCCGCAGAGAAGAACCTGGCAAATTTGTCTGCACCCTGCAGGCCGGCATTGAAGAACGGAACTACCTTGTTCACCTGCCTGCTCATTGATCCTGCTTTCCGGAAGTTAACGGTTACGTCCATTGCTTCAAAGAACGCTTCCTGCGGGCTAAGCCCGGATTCACGCATCAGCTTATAGGTAGCAAATCTCGGCCCCTGCTCAATGGTATCCGTCATGAACGACACCCAATTCAGCGGGTTCATGGTATCCATAGTGCGCGCTGCCTTGTTGCTGGTGAGTTGCTTCCTGGCTTTCTTTGCAAGGTCAGAGTCCGCGCTGTATGCCGAAGTCCAACCGCCGCCCATTGCCAGATACTCCGAATAAAGCGGATCCACGTTCTTTCCATCACGCAGGGTAGTATTTGCAGAGTTAATCCAGCCGATTCCAATATTTGAAATCTGAGACAGCTTATCCTTATTCGATTTTGAATATACAAGGAACGTTCCCAGGTCTCTCGGAGCATTGGAAAAGATACTCCATACCGGGTTGTTTCCGGTGATGTTCGCCGTCAGGAACCTTGTGGTTTTAGCGTAGGCTTCCAGAACACCGCTGATCTTCGCCGGGTTCATGTTTCCGATGCTCTCCAAGAGCTTCTTATCATTCACCTGCCAGTATTCCTTTTTGCCATTTACCAGGATCGTAACCACGTTGTCCTTCGCCCTGCCGCGTTCAAACTGCAACATGACATCATTAATACTGTCAATGATAGATCCCAGCTCCTTCGCGCTGTCTGCGCTCATTTTGATATTTCCGCTAAGTATTGCATCTGAAATATCTCCCGCAAGCTGCGCCTTCATCCCGGTCATATCGAACTTTTTGGGACGAAGCGGAACCGGAACCGGGCTGATGAAGTTTGCATTTGCGTCCGGGCTCTTCTGGTAAGCTCTCCGCATTTCAAGCATGACATTGTTCCGGAGGGCTGTATTCGTTACCCGAACGATCTGGTTAATGATACCATCCACCGGAGCCATAATATCAAGGCCACTTCCCTTTGCTCTCTTATATGGAGAGTTCTGGTTTGCAAAGCCTCTCTTTGCACCGGGCGTTCCCTTCTCTGTCATGCGGTACATCGGCACATAGTTCGGATATTTCTTATTCCATGTATCTAAGGTTTCCTGCGAGATCAGGCCGGTATTAACACCCCACGTCTGCGTGAATCTCTGCACGAAGTCAACCAGCCGGTCTGCAGCTTCCTGGAAATTGCCGTACTGCGCTTCCAGCTCGGTTACTCTACGCTTCATGAAAGCGGTGCTGTTCTTCCGGTCGTCTGCAAATACTCTCTTGCCGTCTTCAATCCACGTCTGACCATGCCTGCACACCAGATACTCATTAAAAGCTATGTACGTAGGTCTGTCAGTAAGGTCAATACCATGCAGGGCTTCTTTAAGTCCGGGGCCGACGTACTTTCCATTTACGTCTGTCAGGTCTCCAACAATCAACTGTCCCGCGACAGCATCACTGTATGCTGCATTACTCGCCAGCTTATAAGCACTGCCGCCGGTGGCATCATCGAAGCGCTTAATAGAATGGTTTGAGTCTACCCACGTCTGATACAGATCTTCTCCCATATCCCGGATCTTCTCTTTGATAGTCCGGAAGTCTCTGCCGCCTTCTTCCCTCAACCGAATCGAACTCTGCGCATTGTCCGCGTCCAGAGAGTAATAAGCATTGATTTCATCAGCGATATTGTTGATCTGCGCAAGCTCTCTGGCGCTCAGCTTCGACTTAAGGTGCTCTGTCAGTTTCGGATAGGCTATAGCAGCTTCTTCACGGTTCTGCATATACTGACGGATATACTCTGCAAAGCCTTCGCTGTCACGCTGATCCTTCCTGTACTTGTTTGCAGTATCTCCGAGTCCTTTCCGGAGTGATTCATACAATTCATTCTTTATGTCATTGCTAAGACCATCTGTAATAATGTCGTATTCCAGATCAAAGTAGTGTCCTACCTCATGCGCCAGCGCGGGCAGGTCATTCGCTATCTTCGTCCGAATTCCCTGATCATGAGTGTTAAACTGTCCTCTTACACCTTTGCCGCGAATATGACCGGTGGTAATGCTCAGTCCAAGATCATGCCTGACCTTTCGAATAAGGTCATTCAAGGACATCGGTGCTTTATTTGTATCACCAACACGAGTTGCTTCCCACTGAGACGCATAATCCGTGGCAGAATCTAATCCTTTCAACTGCTGGATCTCGGAGGACGAAGATGTTCTTACATCCAAAACCGGGTTAAATTCTAGCAGCTTTGTAAGGACTTCTTTTCCCTTATCTCCGGTGGGAATAAAGTATCTGTACTGGTAATTGATTTTTTCGGTTATGATTCCAGGAACGTACTTCGGAAGGGACCAGACATTATTACCAGTCACTTCAAGACGCCATTCGCCAGAAACGCGCCGGCGATTAATCTTCCATTTGTTATCACGTAGCGCCGCTTCACGTCCGTTGTCCAGCACTTCTTTAAACACTTCATCAGAGCTGTACTTCTTTACGGTGCGATTGGCACCAAGGCCGCGCAGAACACTATCAATCTGATCAGGATTAATAACACGTCCAAGATACTGATTTCCATCAGATGTAACGACGCGCATGACCCTGGTATTGTTCTCTGGGAGTTTGTCCCAAATAGGAAGAAGTGTTCCGGTCAGCAAATGAAGTGTACTCTCGTCGTACTGCGGAAGTTTCTTTGTTTCTTCTTCCCACGCTGATTCCCATTCTGATTTAGGAATCTTTGTGGCTTTTTCTTTCAGCGTACGTTCGACGTAAGTGCTGAACTTCCCTTTAGAGGGAGAATCTAACCTGAATTTCCTGCTTACGGTTCCGCGCTGGTCCGTAATGTTTCCTATGTCATATACTGCGCGAACAGAACCATCATCAAGCCGATACAAGCCCATATATCCACGGTGAGCATCCGGCAGACTACTATACTTAATCAGCTTCGGCTTATTATATGTCTTCATCTGGACATACTTTGTATCAGCGCCGGAAGGATCCTTTCTTACCGTCTTTTCGTCAATCAGCTCAATCTTATCGGCCTTATAGTTTTCCATGCCGCGGTCTATTGTTCCATTCGCCACAGCCGCATCCGTCATTTGCTCCAGAATCGCGTAGAAGTCCTCAAATACCTGGTTCTGCTCGTCTACATTAAGAGCCAGAATACGGTTAAGGAATTTGCTGATGTTTCTAAGATCGTCTGCAGATTCATTGATCTTTCCATGAGCATCTTTGATTTTAATGCCG